GAGAACTTGACAGCGAAACTGGAAACTGGTACAAGAACAGGCCAATGGAAAAGGAGGCAGATCGTGCAATTGAATACGTCTATAGAGGCATTTAACTGTTACAAAGATTTAGATAAAGCTTTTTGGTTAAATAGAGCTGAAAAAGAAGCCAAATTAATCCACTCAAAGCCAGGGCCAAGACGTGGTAGATCTTTAGAAGAAATCGTAAAAACTACAGCATTCGGTCATGCAGCAGAGTGTTGGCTAATAAAAAAATATAATTTTAAAGATGACTTAAGACCATATAAAGATCTAATTTATGAAAATGTTCCAGTAGAAGTAAAGGTAGTTAATCATGTTGGCAACGTACCGTATATGCTTCAAACTTGTGTAGACTATAAACTAGAAAAGTGGCGTAAGTTTCCAGATATAGTTTACATGTTTATTGGTAATAAATCTAGTGGAGACTATCATTTTCACAAAGCATACAGGTGGAATGGTGAATTATTCGTTTGAGAAAAAAAATTCACTTTTAGGTGATTTTTTTGTTTACAAAGTGATTTTTTTAGTATATAATATACTTATAAAAATTAATAATGAGGAGTTAAATTATGGTACAATTAGAATTATTTACAAGTAGTTGGGGTGTTAATTCAGGTTTTAGAAGATTAGCAGATGAGTTACATGGTCTTATACCAGTGCAAGGTAGATGTTCAAAGCCAATGTCTGATAATAAGCATTTAGAAAAGTTTAGAAGAGCTCAAAACGCAGCTTATGACTTCTTTAACAATGGTCTTTGTAACAAAAGAGGACTATTCATTAATATATTTGGTCAAGATATCGACACTTGGAATATTCCTACTTACAGAAGTTTCAGTGGATTTACTAAAGTTAGCTGGGAACAGTGGGAAAACCACATCGAAAAGATAATGACTCCTATTATTATAGCTGCGGCTAAAGAACAGGGGATTAAATAATGAGCTTAGAAAATATAAATCAAGAAAATCTATCTAAGTTAAACGGTAAAACTCTTTATCAAATTGATATTATTAATAGAGAAACAGGGTTTTACTTAGATCCTATTTACATTAGCGCTCATAATGATGATGAGGCGATCGAAAAAGCATATGAGTTTGACGGTCCACAGTTCAGAATTAAAGGTGTTTCCAAACACTGGATGGATGAAAAAGTTCTTGATTGGGAAAAAGAAAATAGTGCTGTACCTCACCCACCAACTAAGTGGGTTTGGAAAAACGGCATTGGAACTAAAAGAGGTGATAATTATGAAAAATATGCATAGAAAAGAATCAGTAAAAGTCTTAGAAGAATGTATGCAATTGCAACTTCGCAAGTCTGAAGACTATCAAAGCAGTGGCTCCAATATTACTCAAGCCATGCATTATCGTCGTGGTGTCGATACGATTCATGATATTATCTTAGGCAAAGTTATTCGAGCTACCTCTTTGCTCGAGTCTGGTAATAATCCAAACTTTGAGTCTCTCGAAGATACTTACAAAGATATGATAAACTATTGCTCTTTTGCAGTATCATATATGCGTGGCAAGATGGAAGGTCAATCTAGTGGTCACGATATGTTTAACCGGAAAAAACCATGAAGATATTAATCACAGGTCATACTGGCTTTATTGGTCAAAGTTTATGGAAATATCTCAGTGAGTTTAATGATAATGAACTTATGGGTCTTGACGCAAATGACGTCAGGTCTTTTGACATTACAAAAGATAATTTAAGTGATGTCATACATAATAAACATGAGATTGATTTAGTAATTCATCTTGCTGGTATTGGTGGTGTAAGAGAAAGTCTTGAAAATCCTAAAAAATATTGGGACACTAACGTAGAAGGTACTAAAAAGATACTAAGTTTTTTTAAAAATAATTACGTATTAGTTGCTAGTTCTAGTTCTCAGTATGAACCGCATCTAAATCCATACGCAGCAAGTAAACACTTAATTGAATATATTCCACATAAACAGGTATGCTTTATGAGATTTCATACTGTCTATGGTCCTAATCCAAGAGCAAAAATGTTTTTTGATAAATTACTAAATAATGAACTCGAGTACGTTACTAATCATGAAAGAGACTTTATTCATATTGATGACTTATGTAGAGCTATAGATACTATCATCACAAATAAAGTTGTTGGTACTATAGATATAGGTACAGGTAATCCAGTTAAAATAGACAAGATAAGACCTGACTTACCAGTCAAACTTTCTACTGTCGGCGAAAGACAGAGAACATGCGCTAATACTGCAAAGTTAAATGCATTAGGCTGGAAACCAAACATTGATGTACGAGATTTTTTGAAGGAGAATGGTTATGAATACAACGCGTGATATCGCTAAAACTTTTATTAATAGTCTTAAAAACGAAGAGTTTGTTACTGATAGAACTGGCCAAAAGACTATTGAAATGTTAGGTGCTACCTTCTTGGCCGATGAACCAGCGATATTTGGTACTCCAAACGAATCTTACATTGAGATCGAAAAAGCTTGGTATGAAAGTCAGTCGACCAACGTTAATTGGATAACTGATACTTACAATAGAAATGTACCTGAAGCGTGGAAATATGCTGCAAATACTTATGGTGAAATCAATTCTAATTATGGACATATAATTTATTCAGATAAATACCATCATCAGTTTGGCAGAGTTCTCGACGAATTACTTACTAATAAAGATGGTCGTAGAGCTACAATGGTCTATACCAGACCAAGTATATGGGAGGAATATAATGAAGATGGTAAGAATGATTTTATATGTACTAACGCCGTTACTTATTACATTCGTGATGGTAAAATACACTGCGTGGTCCAAATGCGCTCAAACGATGTCGTGTTCGGATACAAAAATGACTATGCTTGGCAGCTTCATGTTTTAAAACAATTAACTGATGAATACAATGCATGTTCCATGGAAGGAATGGATGTTGGTAATATAATTTGGCAAGTACAAAACTTGCACGTATATGAAAGGCATTTTGATCTTGTCAAATAAATTTAACTTTAAAGTAGATACAAAACCCGGTGTATGGGACAAAAGATTTTTAAAAGTAGCTGCTGAGGTAGCCACTTGGTCTAAAGATCCATCAACTAAAGTTGGTGCCATAGCCGTAAAAGATAAGAAAGTAATTGCACAAGGGTACAATGGCTTTCCAAAAGGAATAAACGATCTAAGCGATAGATACAACGATAGAGAAACTAAATACAAATATATCGTACATGCTGAAATGAACGTGATATATAACGCTGCAGAAAATGGCGTATCATTACGTGGTTCAGATATGTACGTTTACGGGCTCCCAGCTTGTAGTGATTGTGCAAGAGGCATTATACAAGTTGGAGTAAATAGAGTCATCATGCCTACGCAAGAACTACCAGATAAATGGAAGAAATCGTGGGAGATGACTGTTGAAATGTTCGACGAGGCTGGTGTGATATGGAACTTTGTAACGTTATAATAGTTGGTCAAAACCCATCTAATGTTGAGAACTCTGGTTCAATAAAACGTCTATGGAAGTGGACTCAATCTTGGGGTCTAGAAAACTGGACATTTATTAATTGTAGTGACGACGTTGGACAAAAATATACCATTGATTATGAGAGATTAAAAGAAGCTTCTACGTATGATAGGGTTATAGCCCTTGGTAACGTAGCTTCTGATGCTCTTAAAAAAGTTGGTGTAGACCACTTTAAAATGCCGCACCCGTCTGGTTTGAACAGACAGCTCAATGACAAGAGCTTCGAAGAAAGTAAAGTTAAGGAGTGTTATAACTACTTACAATAGAGATTATCGTGAGCTACTCTACTCCAGACAAAACACTCACGCTAATAAACTGATATAAAGGAGAATATAAATGTCTGATAAAATTAAAGTCGCCATCGTTGGCGTTGGCAACTGCGCAAAATCCCTAGTCGAAGGGATTCAATACTACAAAGAAAATCCAAATGACACTGTTGGTCTAATGTACGATGATATCGGTGGTTACAAAGCTGCTGATATTGAATTTGTCGTAGGTTTTGACGTGGACAGAAGAAAAGTAAATAAGACATTGGTAGAAGCTTTAAGAGCTTCTCCTAATTGTGCTATGGACCATGTAACTGAAATCTTAGAAAATGGTTCAAATTCTCAAGGCTGTGTTAGAAGAGGAGCTAAAGTTTATTCTGGTCCAGAAATGGACGGTGTAGCACCTCATATGCTTGACTATCCAGCCGAAGTATCTTTTAGAACTGGTGCTCAGTCTCATATATCTTTTCAAGATATCGTAGATTTACTAGAAGATAATGATGTTGATGTAGTTATTAACTATCTTCCAGTAGGCTCTGAAAGAGCTTCTGAATTTTATATGGATGCATCTATAAAAGCTGGATGTCATTTTGTAAATTGTATTCCAACTCTAATTTCTACTAAAGATTCACAAAGAGTGGAACAGAAGTTTATTGATGCTGGTTTGACAATTGTAGGATCTGATATGAGATCAGCTTGGGGCGCATCTAGAATGTCTGAAGTACTTCAAGGTGCTATGTTAGACTCTGGTCTTAAAGTAACTCAGCATATTCAAATGAACATGGCTGCAGGTTCTACTCAAGGACAAGAGAATATTAGGACTGGTAGAACTGCCAATACTGATTTTTTAAACATGGCAAAAGTAGAAAGACTGCACAATAAACACGTCTCAAAAGAAAATGTGTTAAAAGGACAGAATACTGTTCGAGACGAAAAGATTGCAGGTAGCACATTATTTGCTGGTCCGTCTCTAACTGTACAACAAAAGCCGGGAGGTAAGTATGTCGCGTCAGATCAGAAGATAGCAAACTTTGATATAGTTGCTTATGGATTTGGTGGTGCTAGATACGAACTTACAGCTAGATTAGCTGTCCAAGATTCTCCAAACTCTGGTGGTGTAGTAGTTTCTGCTATTAGATTTTGTAAAGTAGCCGCTGAAATGGGTATTGTAGGTTACTTAAGAGGACCATCAGCATGGACTCAAAAAACTCCACCATTACAACTTAAAACTGACGAGGCTAAATATGAATGCGATATGCTTGCCAACAGGCAATATACTGACATTACTGAAGAACAAAGAAAAGAAAATAATCCAAAAGCTTCTAGACTTACCTACACTTATCAAGCGGAGGAAACCGATTATGCGTAAGCCTTTCGATCCATGGTTTACAGCTCCAAAATATCCCATCAATTCATTTGATATTGATGGGGTAATATATATGGGAGACGATTATGACGGTATATATCCAGGGCCAAAAGATATTATTGTGACTGGAAGATCTATTCATACTAGAAGAGAAACCACAAGAATGCTAAAAGCAAAAG